TCTTATAATAACTAATAGCATCAATATAGCAATAGTCCAACCAACAATGCCTTCCCAACTGAACTTTGACTTTGAGGCTTTGGACTGAACAATCTTCACTTGAGTTATGGTAACTGTGTCGCTCGGACATTCGGCAGTAACGACCATTGTCTCTCCTTCCAAATACCTAATTTCTACCTTTACGCGGTCTTGGTAGAGAATGGTGTCCTTTTGAATCGTTAGAGTGTCGTGAAGAATCCTCTCCTTTGTTACAACTACCGTGTCCTTGACAACTACACTCTCTTGGTTGTGTTTGGCAATACCGCATCCACTAACTACCGCAAGAATCACACTCGGGATTATCAACCGAGCATAGCGGAGTAACGGGGACTTCTTCCAAGTCATTGAGCCAGTCATTGAAAGGGGAGGTATTTGGTTCTGCCATTTTGCTTTACTGCTTTAAGGATTTGTTTGCGGTGTCGCGGTGAATATGAAATGTGAACCCAACTCGGAGCATCATCCGTGCCAAACTCCCAAATGAGTTGGTCAAAATCGGTATTATCCTTGAGCCAGTTAAAGAGAACATCGTTCCCTCCCTTGAACTTCAAGTCCGCAGCTTGAGCCAAACAATGCTGTGAGGTCTTTGAACCTCCAATCTTGACATTGACTTCGGGACTGCGGTACGCACTTGTTACCACAATCGCTCCTAACGCATCTCTCGCGGGTTGTAAGACATTATCTACCAAAGACTGGAGGTTTTCTTCTAAATGCTTTGGAAGTGCATTAGAAAGCCCCGTAGAGGTTTTGGTGAGTTCGGCTAAAGTGAAGTTCTTGGAGAGGTTCATCGTCCTTGTCCCTTGTATGCCTTCTTGTAGTTCTTACTTGCCTTGTTGGCACTCTCTTGCTTGGAATGCTTACCTCGCTTCTTGCTCTTGCTTACATACGAGGAAACGGATTGTCCCTTCGCCATTACTTACGGGCAAATTTATCCAAAGAGGTGAAACCAAAACAACCAAGAGTTAAAACCAAAACGGCATTCACCAATCCATCAGATGGACCAATCGTTTGAGGGCTGAAGGAATTAATCACCAGCATAACCAAAAGAGTCAAAGCACCAAGCAATCCAATAAAACGCTTTGAACTTACGGCATCCCCCTCACTCAATAAGTTCTTAATCCAATTCATTTTAATTGGTTTTTACGAATCTTAATCTCAAGGTATGTCTTGTAGATAAGGAACGCAGACAAGACAATAGCAAACACCGAAGCAAGACCCGACAACAAAGGATTGATGTCAATCGTAGCCCAACTGATAATTGTTGAGAGGAAGGTAGCCCCTACTGATTCAGTTCTTGTCATCACTCAACGGGCGGTTGGGGTGGTTGGCAATAGGCTGCACTTGGGTTGGCTGCACAATAGTCCAAAGCGTATTGCTCGGCCCATCCCGCGAAGATGTGAACGCCACAAGGTTCGGGCCATACGACATACGATGCGAATGATGTGGTGGCGGGTTGATCCGTCCATAGGATGTCAACGGAATACTTTGGTGATTCTACCTCACAAACGGGGTTGCCTTCGGCATCCGTTCCCCATTGTGTGCAAAGGTGGCCTAACTCTACCACCGCGATAACTTTGGAGGCATCCCAAGATGTGTTGCCCTCTGCATCGGTGGTTTCAATCTTGGCCTTTGCCGTAGCCCATTGGCTGGGAGTCATTTCGTATTTTCTAAAGGTTGCCATATTCTTATGCGGTTAGTTCAGCCAGTTGGGAATTTGTTAGTCCAGTTTTAAAAATCAAAAATTGATTTATACCGCTACCTATTTGGCCCGAAGCCGCGACGCTATTGCCTCCAACAAAAAAATCAGCAAAAGAGCCAGCCAAAGTAGCCGCAGTGTCCGTGCCTATCTGCACTCCATTTATATACATTACAAAGTCATTTTCTTTGTATCGTACCCCAACCTTTAAACGCTCGCTTGTGGTTGTGGTTTTTATGATTTGAACATTTAAAACGCCCGAAACATAGTTAATAAATTGAAGTTGGTTTGGCGGATTATATTCAAGGCTTACTGCGTTTGAAAATGATAAACCACTTTGGCCAATTCTCCAAATACGCTGACCGCTTTGCTCCAATGCGTTTAAATCAAAGTCAATAAATACGCTTCCCTCCGACTGGCCTATTAAACTCGCAATCCCAGTCTTCGAAGCAGACTCGGCCACACGGGTCACCGCAGTTGATATGGTGGGGATGTACGAGGTGGCGTAGGCTCCCGCTTCCATTTGTGCGCCCCAAATTCCAATGTTCCCGTTAGTGTTGCCCAAGTACAAGTTCACTTGCGTAGTTGTTGCTCCAGTTGTGATTGAGCGCTCAATGCGCTGCCAGCCAGCGGCAAGGGTTACCGAAGTTGAAACGATAGTACCAGTTGAGCCGTCACGAAGGTAGAGCGTGCATTGTGTTGCGGTATCTTTGTAGACGTAAATAGAAGCAACGTAGGTAGTGGAAGACGAAACGCTAACGATTCTTGCGATTACATCTCCATTTCTATCCGTTCCAGTCGCACCTATTAACTTGTCCCCACTAACGTAACCATCTGGGCTTGTATATTGGTTTGCCGTTAGCGTAACTCCAGCACCTTTCCCCCAATACGCATTGTCAAACTGCTCCGAGTATAGGGCAATGTTCGTCCGTTGTGGCTCAAGGAGCAATGAAGGACAAGAAGCCCCCCCCGAATAGTCAAGGCGAGGCAATCCACTCACGGGGCCTACGCTTACTGCAGTGGTGGTTGTTTCAATGTAGTTGGTTGCTACTCCGTTCTCAAATTGGCTTTGGTAAATATAAATATTTCCAGTTGTGCCAGTTACCAAGCCATCAGAATCGCTTTGGTAAATCTGAATAACTCCAGCAGCATTTAGATTCGTTGACGTTAACGAACAACGATACCATCCAGAACCAAGCGAAACAATTGAGCCAACGGCATTAGATTGCGTGCCTACTGCTCCAGTATTAAGATTAAAATACGAAGTATGCCCCGTTGTGCCATCATAAACTACAAAATATAAAAAGTCAGAAGTTCCCTTTTTAGCAACAACACTAAACGTCTGCTCATTTGCAGCCATTGTAATGTTTTGTTCAATACGACCAGTAGAACCACCTTTAGCCAAAAGCCAAGCAGAACTACCGCCATCGGGGTCTGCTTGTCCGCTTGTAATGGTAGCACCGCCAGTACCAGCAGATACCCACGTTGTATTGAAAGTATTGCTTTGCAAAAGCAAGTTTTCACGCACCTTCTCCACCAAACCCGAACTATTGACACGGGTCGCGCTTGAGGCTCGGCTGAATGTCAAATCGCCCGAACCATCAATCGGTTTGACACTATATACTTTTTGGTCTTTATAGCCACTCGGAATCATTACGAGTGAGGCATCATCAAAATAACTCATCAGTTCAAATTAAATAATTGTTCAACAAGGCAGTCTCGGCCTTCAAGCGTAGCCCCATCATCAGTCATCCGTTGGATATAGGTGTCAAATAGTTCGTAATAGTTATCCTCTCCCAAATCTTGCAGAGCAGCCACCAAACAATCGTAGCCCTCTAATACGCCTCCATCAGCCTCAACACGCTCTTGAAACGCAATAGCAATATCATTGATAGGTGCGAAGCAAGGGGGTACGCTATCATTCTGAATAGACAAGGTAGTGCGGTCAGTATCGCCCCACCAAGTCTCACAATAGACAGTTCCCCAAGAGATAAGATTACTCATTTTTTGCTTCTTCCTTTAGAAATAACTTTAGTTTGCGGATATTTTGCATCTTCGGTTTGTAAGTCCGTTTAGAGAACCCAACCGCTCCTTTGGATGTCTTTGTCGGGGTAGATGTCATTGTTAGTGTTTGAGTTGTACTCGGGGAACAAATCTTGGTTGAAAGACATATAGTCCACAAACCGTTGGGTGTAGTATTCCGCTATCTTGCGTTCCTTCTCTACCAAGAAGTCAACCTCACCCTTTTCTACACTTGTTGAGTTTTCGCTATTGTGCTTGTAGACTCCTCCGTTGGCAATCGTATAGGCTGCAAAGGGAAGATACTCCATCATCGCAAAATGGATGAGCATAGGTTGGATGTAGGTGTTTACCAATGAGAGGTAGTTTCCAGTAAGAGTCCCCGCAATGATGTCGGCTGAAATCTTATTGTACAAATCCGTACCCAAGTAGTTTTGGATATGAATCTCTTGAGCCACCTTAATCCATTGAATGAACTTATCGGTATCTACATTACCTCCAAGTGCGGTGCTGCGCACAAGGTCTTCTCGCTTGATAAATAAAGCCGTTGCCATCTCTTATCGTGGGTTTACAAATCCTTCATTGGGCATATCAACGGGACGAGTGGCTACCTTCTTGTCATTGACTTCCAGTTCCGCTCCCGCTCTCTTTGCCTTATTCACGCCTACCTCTGCATTGGGAGATTTTGCATCTACGCTCTTTGCTCCCTCTTTAGCCATAAACACCTTACGCATCCAGAAGTGATGGCATCGTGCGCCTCCCTTATACAACCAAATGTCATAGGTGTCCGCTCCTCCTACTCCGAATCCAGCATTAACGGCCTTTGTGGACATTGAAAGAATATCCTCCTTGCGGTAAACCTTCTTCGCTGATACCATCTTCTTGCAGAACTCTCGTGAGTTGTCTCCCGCTTGTTCGGGGGCATAGCCATAGCGCACCTTGTAGGGACGGCCTTCGGGCGTTACTCCGTCTTGTGTTGACTTGGCATTGGGGAAAGCAGTCCCCGTAGAAGCGAAAGCAAAGAATTTCTCCATCTGCGCCTCTGCCTCGTAATCTACGGGGGCTTCCTCTACCAATTCCCATTCGGATTCATCAATAACCTCACCGAGAGCCTCCAACTCACTAAAGGCATTGTCAAAGTATTCATCCGTAGGTTCTGCGCTCAACTTAACGCCCGTTTCTTCTTCTTGTGTTTCTTGGTCTACAACCACATCCTCTTGGAACTCTAAAGGCTGAAGGGTCTTGAAGTACAAGTTGAGTGAAATATCGTTAAAGGCAAGAATCTTATCCACACCATCCAAAATCATCTCTTGGAAGGGGCGAATGATAGTGTTGTCAAATAGGGTAGAAGCCGTCTTCAACTCATCGGCATTGTTGCCCAGTCCGCTTTGGTCTTTAATACCCAAAAGCATCGGGGAAGTAACACGGTGAGCAACCATCAACTTACGCATTGCCTCATCGGCCAAGAATTGGTATTGGTCGGAAGCATCGGATAGTTGTACGGGTTCAATCGTAGCAGACATCTCCTTGTTGTCATTGAAGGCAAGGATGAACTTACCCGCATTGCTCGTACCGCTAAACTTCTCACCGATACGGCTCTCAATCATATAACGCTCCTCCTCCGTTGGAACTCCGTTGTTGAAGTTAATCAACATAGAAGGACTCATTCCGTTCTTGATGTTGTTGAGGTGGTAGTTTGCTACTTCCTCCTCCAACTCGGCATATTGTAGGCCTCCTTGATAGTCAACGGGTGAATAGTAGTAGAATCCCGCACGATAGGGGCGGATGTATAGAATCTCAATACCCTCTTGGCTATATCCAAAGGCTGGAATACGCATAGGGGTTTCTTTCTTGTCTTTTACGGCACTCCAATCCTTTGCGTAGTAGTAGGCCTCAATATCTCCCTCCTCATTACATTTCTCGGCTCGTAGGCTCTCAACGGGCATATGGAATACCTCCGTTACACGGGTGTGGTCTTTGGAGTAGATGACTTGGAAGGCACATTGACCCATCATCTTGAGGTCTGCCGTTACCTTGCGCAAACAATCCTTTGAGAACAAGGACTTCATTTGAGCGTAGGCTTCGGGCTTCCGTGAGGAATCCGTAGCATCCAATCCCTTTCCGTAGATGAGTTCGGAGATGCCGTTGATGATGGCGTTGTTTGTTGCGCTTCCGTTGTATCGGTCAATAAGATATTGGAAGTAATTGTTTGATTCACCATAGGCAACCCAATCCTTGTCCCGATATTCTTTGACTTCGGGAGTAGTATAATTGGATAGGTTTACAAATCGGATGTTGCTCATAACACAATAAATTCGTTGTTGTAGGATTGCTCCTCCGTGTAGACATTTTGGTTCACCGTGAACTTGTCATATTCCGTTTGTGAAGTTACGAAAACTCTATCACGATAAATGAGATTAGAGCCTTTAAAAATCTTCATACCATAGAATGTCCCACCGACCAAAGAAAAGGTCGCAGAGAGGCTCATAAAGCCGTTAGATTCGGTGATGGATGGGTTGATGGTAGCGGTGGTGTTTGTATTCTCGTTGGTGAGGTACAAATTAACCCCATCAAGGTCGTTCAACGCTTGGCGTACACACGCTTCGGCTTCCAGCGTTCCACCATCAAGCAACACTCGTTCAAAGTACAAATCCAAATCCTCCGATGAGAACACATAATCTCTCGGAATGATGGTAATGGTTTGTGATGTTCCTACGGGTTGTAAAATGTGCATCGTACCTAAATAACCTCAAAGTGAAAGTTTATTCCAAAAAGAAAGCCACCCGAAGGTGGCTTCTTGATTGTTTGGGATTTGTTTTTAAATTCCTAATCCTCTTTTGATTTCGTTAAGACGGCTACCTAAATCGCCACCATAACCCGTTTGGCGTTTTTTTCCTTGCTCCCAAGCAGCATTGGCTTTATTATATTCTGCTGATTCCTTTGGGTTAACTCCCAAGCGTTTAGCCATATCCTCATATTTTGCAAGTAATTCGGCTACCTTGTATACTTTATCAAAGTATTTGGCTTCAGCACTAATTGATTTATTTGCGTTTTTAGCAAGGCTTACAACCGCTTTTTGAACTTGAAGGAATTGCTTATACTCCGCTTCCAACTTCTCAATATCTTGTACTGCATCTAAAAATGATGAAGACAATGAGTCAAGGTCTGATGCTATTTTTGATAAATCATCAGCAATCGCAAACTCCACCTTCATCGGTTCTTCTTTAGCGGAGAACTTGTGGAGTTTATTGTATACAGATTGTTCGTGTTTCATTATTATATTTTCATATCAAGTGAACTTTGCCAAGCACCAAGAGCATCATCTAAAAACTTCAATACGGGCGTTTCAGAGTCGGATATTCCGAGATTCTTGTTTGCGGAGCGTATATCACGCTTTAGGGCTTCGGCATATTTTTGGTACTGCTTTCCGTCTTGAACATAACCGTCAATGCGACGCATATCGGCTTTTAAAGAACGCTTTGTTCCACCAAGTTCTTCAGCAATTTCTAATAATTGATTTGCAGCATCTACCGCTTCTTGAACCATTCCAAGTTCAACTTTGATAGGCTCTTGTGTCTTGCTAAACTTATGCAGTTTGTTATATACGGATTGTTCTTTGTTCATTTTGGTAAAAGGTTAGAAGGGGGCATAAGCCCCCTCCCGTTCAACACACCTTAAGGATTGATTTGCGTTGCACTTACGGCAACACCAGCAGCAGTCAAAGCAGCAGATGGCGTAGCAGCCGATGCAATGAAATTAGCGGGAACCTTCTCCTTCGCAGACAAAGTTAAGGTATAACCGCTCATATCGCCCATAGCAGCACCAGTTACGATAGTTCCAGCAGTTACCTCTGCACCATTGACCAATCCCATAACGAACAAGTTTCCGTTTTGGTCTTCAACGATAACGTGAGGACGGCCATAGGCCATCAACTTCAATTCCTTGTTTGACTCCTTGTCAAGTTTGGTGAAAGACAAGTTCAAGGTTTGCTCCATATAGATGGTGCCGTTATCAACCGAGCCAACGAAAGATTGCTCAAAAGAAGATTGCTCACGCAAGTCGTACTTGTACGCATCGGGCGAACCACCAAATGTGTCAATCACATCAGTGTCGGTAACATCATAGGTGATAGCACCCAAGTCTCCGTAGTCAATGAAGTAAGCAGCAACAAGACCACCTACCGATTTTTGACAAGCAACTGCTCGTCCAGTTGTTAGAATATCACAAGCCATAGTTATTTGAAATAAAAAAGGAGAGCGAGGGTGTTCCCCAAGCCCTCCTTTGGGTTAGTCAATTTCGGTTAATTAAGAGTACAATACGATGTCAGAACCGATACCATACTGAACACCAGCCGTGTAGCGCATAATGACGCGTACATTTTGGCTTCCGTCCAAATCGCCCATATCCAACAACTTAACTTCGTTGTGGTCGCTCAACAAACCAGTACCGAAGTACAAGTTAGAAGATTGAGCAGCAACCATCTTGTTGGAGGCAAGACCGCTTACCATAGCAACACGGATTCCGTCAAAGAACAAATCGCCTTGACCGTACCACATAGTTCCTTTGTTGTCCATACCATTGGCACCAAGACCGCTTGTTCCGAATCCACCCAAAGCGCGAACATAAGCACGAGCAACATTTTGGGGAACATAGATGGTCAAGTCTTCCTTGCCGTAAAGAGCGTTGGGGATAGCATCAGCAACCTTGCCCAACTCCTCAATAACATTCGCAGCAGTAACGGTTGTACCAGTAACATCGTTTACATCACCGTCAGCAGTCATCAAAGTAACGAAGCCGTCAAACTCTCCAGCAGTAGCGTTAACACCACCCCAAATAGTCTGCTCGGTCTTTTGAGCAACTTTAGCAGCGATATGACCAATCAAGAAATCGCTAAAAGAAGCGGGGAGATTGTCATAAACAGAGTAGCCCATTTGTACGGCTTCCCAGTCGGAGCGGAAGTCCTTCTTGCACAACTGCAAGTTCACTTGGAATTCTTCTGGTTGCAAGATGCGCTCCGTCAAAGTCAAAGACGAAGATGCAGAAAAGTCGCAAGAAGCGTTAGCAACCAAGTCGCCAGTAGCAACTTTCTTGATAACCTCCTTGAATTTGACATTAGGCTTGATTTCAACAAGACCTTTGTCAAGGGTGTCTGCGCTCAAAAGAGCAGCAGCGATGTACTTACCCGCAAATTCGCCAGCGTAAGTAGTAGTGATTGAAGTGGTCGTGGCCATTTTCTATTGTGGTTTTTTATTTATTCATTTTTGCTAACACTCGGTCAAAAGAAGTTTGGGGACGGCGATTTGCCAACTTGACTTCTGATTTAGGAGCAGTTTCGGGATTGTGCTTGATAGGTTTAGCAGCAGATTGTGAGGACAACTCGGTTTTCAAGTTAGCGTTCTCCTCCTCTACGGCACTCATCTTCTCTTTGTAAGCACCCATTTCTTCACGAATAGCAGAAAGTTCAGCCTTGATTTCTTCAACCATAGGCATTACAATCTCCTTGATTTTGTCTTCCATTGGCATTTCTTCGGCCAATGCTTCTTCAACAACTTCGGGGGTTTCCTCTGAAGCCTCAACTTCCACCTCTACGGCTTCTTCTTCGGCTTCGGCTTCTGCGGTCTTGATTTCTGCGATGAGACCTTCTTCGGTAACATACAAAACACGACCATCAGCCATTGTGTACTCTCCAACGGGAACTGCAATGCGGTCTTCTTCATTAACGATGAATACCTCATTACCCGCTTCAAACGCCTCTGCTTCAAGAACAGTTCCGTTCTCCAAAGTCATTTGCTCAAACTTGACCTCAACTGTCTCCTCTTTAACGGAGGACAATTCTGTCATAATGCGCTTTAATACTTCAGTTGCTTTCATAACTATCTAAATAATTGATTTAAAAAAAGAATTTACATTTTTAGTTGTTTCCCGTTGTTGGTCCGATGCCTTGCGCCCATAGGGAGCCATCACAACATTTACGAGAATAGGTATTCTTGTCTTTGCACAAGCAACCACGCTTTGAGCCTTTGGGTGAGGTGCGTGAAGGTATTACTACATCGCCTTTCATAATTGTCCGAGTTCTTTGAGTTTGCTTTCTGCCCAACGCTTACCAGCAAGACCACCCCACAAAAGATAGGAGATAGTACCACAAGCCTTTGAATCGCCCTCATCGTAGTATTCTTCTGCCCGTGAGAGATACGAGTGCATACGCTTGATTGTCTCTACGCTGATGGGTTTGCCTTGTGCGAGTTGTTGGGCGCGTACCTTCCCTACGGGGGTAGCGCATTTGTTGTTTTCCTTTTTGTTGAGTTCAATACCTCTTTTGGCATTGTTTCTCACCGCGTCGGGATAGTCCGAGTATGATTCCATCTCTATGTGCTTTCCCGCCTTTCTGCGACCATCCTTTTTGATGACGGCATTTATTTGGGATAGGATGAGTTCGGCTTCTTGCTCCTCCAACACTTCCATCTCTTGCTTGTTGAAGTTCACCTTGTCAACGAAGTAGCCCTCAATAGAGAATCCTTTGACCTTTCCAGTCTTGACATAGTT